CCGAAGTCAGCACATCTTTTAAATCACCGCCTGCTGCCAGGGTAACACCTGCACTGAGTGCAGCACTGCCCAACACAGCAGCACCAGTGGCTGTGGTGGCTCCCAAAAATGTACCAATTGAAGGAATCAGCGTGGGCATGAAAATGGCCACTGCTGGCAACAACACAGGTGCTGCTTGTCGTACTATTTGTTGAAATCCACCCCAGATGTTTTCAAATATGTTGCCATATTCCACCAAGCCTGTTGCAGGGTTGATGGTGCCTGAACCACCAGCGGCCTTGAGCATGGCTGCTTCTTCAGGGTTGATGTGTGCCAAAATGGTATCGCCATTGCGACCCTGTGCCTGAAGTTGCTGTGCCAGTGCTGTCATGCTCATGTGATTTCTCCTGATTCTATCATTTGCTTGGCCACTTGGCCAATGGTGGCCACCATGCTCATGAATTGAAAATCTGGCTTGCGAAGTCGATCTGCTGGCAAGATTTGATTGTCAGTCACAAACTTCACATATGCGGGATACTTCTTGGGATTCATGATGGCTGCTTGTGCCAGGTCACCCAGGTGTATGAGTTCTCGAGCAGGTATGCGTGTTTGTTGCATGATTTGCCGAACTTGTGCTCGCACTTGATCCGCGTTCACAGGATTGGCAACTCGTGCTGGTTGAGACTCAGCACCAGCAGGTACATCTTGCAATCGGGGCATTTTTACAGATTTTTTCTTCATACTATTATTTATTGGTTATGCTTTGACCACTTGGGCACTCAAACTGCGCAGATTGGTCTCGGCCTTGAGCACCTGCACTTCTACTCCACCCTCTGCTGGATATTCATATACCACTTCCACGAGGTACCAGTAGTAGCCGGGTACAGGTTGATCAACCACAGCGGTGAATATGGTTTCCAATTCAGGCAATGTACCCGTACCGGTCAATCCTGTGTAGGTATAAATCTTTCTAGCCACACTGGGGCGTTCAAATTCAAACAAGTAATCAGGATTGATGGGATCTTCGTTGGTATAACCTTTGTATCTATTGATTGCTACCCATACTCTAAACTCGCTTGGGCCTGACAGTACATCATAGGTGATCAATTGATTTAGTTGTGCCGAAATAAACACACGATCAGTACCACCAGTCACAGTGACTCGAGCATTGCAATCAGTGGAATTGTAGGCACTGTCATCATAATTGCCAGCAACCACAAAAGAAATTTCACCACCACTCACATAAGATCCCAAGGACGCCACTGGTGCTCGAGTTCTTACAGTCACACTGGTAGTTGTGCATTGTATCACACCAATTTGCAGGATACTGGCACCAGCCGCTCTCAAACTACTGCTGTTGTAAGAACTGGGAGTAATACCAGTCACAGTGAGACCATTGCCTAGACTGAATGGTGGTTGTGCTTGAGCAGCAGCAAATGTGTATCGTATGGTGCGTGAATCCAACTGTTCAGCGTTGCTGAGAGCAATGGGCGCCACATAGAGACTGGCTTCACTGTCTTGACCATAGGGCAATCTAAAGTTGCCTGTGATCCAGGACTCGTTAAAAGCACTGAATCCTGCAAAGTTTTGACCCAGACCACTGGGTCCACTCAAGAGATAGTTGACGCCTTCGTAAAGACCGGCTTCGTCTTGTACTGGATATTGACTCATTATCTGTCGTCCTGTGTTTGTGTGTACTGCCAAGTGGTGGCATTGCACATCCAGATGTCTGCATTGCTGGTGTTGGTGATTTCAATGGCATTCACACGGAAAGCATTTTGATTCACCTGCACCCAGGGATTGTCAGTGGCAATGGGTATGGTCACAGCAGGTTTGGCTGTGGGATTGCTGCCCACCGAGTTGCTGCCCAATATCTGCACAGTGACATTGCCAGTGCTGGCAGTGGCATTGCCTGACACAGGACTTAGTGGTATGCCAGTGCTGTCCAGATTCACAGTTTCAGGCAGCACACGATGCACCAGCAAATGACCCGAATAGTCTGGCAACAGTTTGATATTGTCTCTGCGGAAACTGCTGGCAATGGCACCTGTGGGATTGGCATTGCTGGCAATAAAACTGAATCCTTTGTCTTTTTGCACCAAGGGCACACCTGTTTGGCCACGAGCATACACCACGGTTCTTGATCCCAAGGCCGGTCGCCAGTCTGGTGGGTTACCGGGATTGGCATAGTTGGTCCAAACAGGTGATTCACAAGCAAATGTGGCCGAAGTCACATCACGCGGTGCGTTCCACACATCCAGATCATATCTATAACTCAACATCTTGTTGGGCACACCACCCACAGCCTCGCTGTCGGGATAATAAATCTCCACTTGATTTTTTTGGCTGTTGATTTCCATGAACACACGATCATAGTATTCTGGTGCCAATTGATCATAGAACCAGTTCTTCACACGCTGATTGCCCAGCCCTTGAAAAGTGTTGCCATCAAACACCCAAATATCTCGAGCATCAATACCATACACCATTTGGTCAGCGTTGGCCCAGCAATTGCTTGACAACAGGCCACGACCCTGATTGTACAGTCTCACGCCCAGGATAGGTGCTGATGTGGTGCTGTAGTTGATGGGCGAAAACACCACTGTGTCCCAGTAACTGCAGAGAAAGAATTGACCATTGCTGGGAAATGCATCCAGGGCTGGTCCACGCAAGGGCACTTCCAATTCGTTGGCCACATTGATCACAGTGGGTGTCCAGGTCTTGGGTGCTTGGTTGAGACCAAACGCCTGACTCCAGCGCACACTCACAGGATATAATTCTTGTGTGGTGTCAATGTTGGTGGCAGTGAGATTGCCGGCCACCAAGATACTGCCCACATTGGGCGTGTTGTACAATCGCATGAAATTGGCAATCACACTGGACCAACTGGAATTGTAATTCCAAGTATATTGAGGATTTACCAAGGGATCATCACCGCCGGGATAGGCAGAGCCTGGCACTGCCAAATAGTCAATGGTGCTGGTGGTGCTGGCAACCACAGTGTAGGTACCATTGTAGTAGGCACCATCCACACCGGTAATTTCAATCAATTCTCCTGCGGCATAAGGAGGTGATGCTTGAGTATCCACAAGAGTAATACGCTGTGTTGTGGCATTTAGAAATGAAATTGTGTCAATGCTGAGTGGCACTAATGAATTGCTGTATCTTACCAGTGTGGCACCTGCTGTGTCAGGCAAGAACATGGGAGCACCAACAGTGTCATTGAAGAACACCACGGTGCCATTCCAGGACTCGGTGATGTTGGTGTTTTGTGCATAGCCCACAATGGGCACGCCACCGGGAGTGATGTCATACCAGTTGACTTGACCATTGCTGGCCCACCACTGTCCTTCCACTGTGGCCACTATGAACCAAAATTCGCCGCTTTGTCTAAATCCGCCTGTGACAAATGTGGGTGTGCCGGGCACTGATTCCAAAATGCTGACATCACCTGCAGTGCTGCGTATGCCGCGCACATCGGTTTCCACATTCTCGCCCGAATTGTATTCGTTGGCACTCAAGGCTGTGGCAGGCACATCCGGTGTGAATGACATCTTGGCAAATGGTATGCGAACTTCGGTAAATTTTTGTGCCATGTGTTACCTCTTGTAAATTTGATAGCCCACATTGGTCAATGTGGCTGTGGTGTTTGACGCATTGCGTCCGGTGAAAATGATATACTGAGGCACAGTCCAATTGATGCTGTAGGTGGTGGGCGAAGGACTAATACCGTTTTCACCTAGGCCAGTGGCACCGACATAATTCATTGTGCCTGGGCTTTGGGTAAATCCACGAGTGTTGCCATTGCTGGCAATCACATCCAGGGTCATGGCAGTTTTGGTAAAGATGCTGGGTAATGATGTTATTAGAGTAGTATATACTCGACTACCACTAATGGTATTGCTGGTGTTGATATAGATATTAGCATATCGTTGTGCAGCACTAGAAGCATTGGTTTGCCATTGACTGCGAATCTCTACCACATCATTGGCTACAAATGTGTTGGCAGGAATCAAGACTGAAGCACTGATCACTTCGGTGTTGCCGCCTGCAGATCCTGTGGCAAAACTCTGTGCAATTCTACTGGTAGCACTGCTGGTGTTGGTGATTGTGACATTGCCTGTGGCCGAGTTTACACTGATACCAGATCCGGCTGTGATTCGTGTCACAGTGCCAGTCATGGCTGATCCATTGCCTAACACAAAACTGCCAGTGATGTTGCCAGCAGCAGAAATCACATTGCCCACAAACATGTTGCTGGATGTGACATTGCCTGTGGTACTGATGGCATTGCTACCAAATGCTCCCAAGAAGCCAGCCACATTGGCATTGCCATATGTGCCCACGATTCCTGTCAGTTGTGAGCCATTGCCCACAAAGAAATTGCCAGTGATGTTGCCTGTGGCTGACACTGTGCCTGTGGCTGCAATATTGCCACTGGTGATATTGCCAATGCCCATGTTTATTCTGCCATTGGCAATGTTCAAACTGCCATTGGTGATGTCAATGTTGCCTATCACTGTGGCTGCGTTGCCAGCATACACATGACCCGATGTCACTATGTTGGAAGTCACAGTGCCCGATGACAAGTAAGCAGCCACATTGGCATTGCCGTATGTGGCAGGTAGTCCTGTGAGTTGTGAGCCATTGCCCAGGAAGAATGTGCCAGCAATGTTGCCAGTGGCACTCACATTGCCAGCGCCCACATTGGCAGTGTTGGTGGGCAGGTAAGCAGCCACATTGGCATTGCCGTAAGTGGCAGGCAAGCCAGTGAGTTGTGATCCATTGCCCAGGATGTAGTTGCCCTGTATGTTGCCACTCACACTCAGTGCTGTGAGCACGCCCACACTGGTAATATTGGCCTGTGCATTACCTGTAACAAAACCTGCTGTGTTGGCTGTGACAGCACCTGTGGCCGAAGGTACCACACCTGTGACATTGGCTCCGGCAATGTTGCTGAGTTGAGCACCTGATCCGGCAAATCCTGCTGCTGTGACCACACCTGAATTGTTGTTGTTGAGATAGGTCTGCAGATTGGCTATGCTCACTTGATAGTTGACGCCTGCTGTGACCACTGGAGCAATGGTACCTGCTGTGACATTGGCTGCAGGCAACACCGGCATCTGGGTAAATTTTACATTTGGCATTTGTTAATCCTCTATGATAATGTTGTTGTCTTCGGTCACGATTTGATCATCAGTTTCTGTCACAATGAATGCTGGCAGGCCTGACACAGCACCCATGGTGATGCCAGGACCAATTGTGATTCCACCTTGAACTTCAATCATGATATTTAATCCATGGTGACCACAAGGTTACCTGTGGGATAGGTCAAACTGTTGCCTGACAACACAGTTTGAATGGGACTGCTGCTGCCGAAATACAACAGATTGCCACCTGTGGCAGCATCAAATATGCCAGTGGCCACCACTGGCAACCAGTTGGCCGAAGCCGGTCCAAATGTCACTGCGCTGCTGTTGGTGGCTCGACTGTTGCCAGTGTCCACTGTGAATGCGACTGATTGTCGTGCATAACTGCTGCCGGTCAATTCAGTGCCGGCGCTGCTGTCCGAGGGTGCTGTGCTGTACAATGCTGCATACACTGTGGCATTGCCTGTGAAAGTGGCACCAGTCAATGTGGCTGCCAAAAGTTGATCTTCTAACCAATTGCTTGCTGACATGTTGATTCCTCAAAAACTTTGATATGATACACCATCATTGGCAATCACACTGTAATCGCTGGGTTGTCTTGCGCCCAGATTGCCCACTGTTTGATTTGCAGGTGTGCTGTCAAATTGCAGATTCATGAACCAAGCACGCACTCCCCCAATGGTGGGCGAGGGTGAATTGGTGGCTGCACTAGGCCAATCTTGAGCAGGATCCCAGGTGTTGCCAATGGTCATCCAATGCTGTGCAATTTGTAGGTCATTGCGTGAATATGTGGTGGCTGCATTATCAAAATAAGTGAATTCATTGATATAGTATGCGCTGGAGTCAAAGCCCACAGTCCAGGTCTGTGACAAATCTATTGAATCAATGCCTGGATTTGATGTGGCATATGCATCCAGAGTGCCAATCACTGTGTTGGCCTGCACATCCACTAGATAAGTGCGTATACACCAACCAAAGGTATTGGCACCTGTGCCGGTCCAATTTGAGAAATCTGCCGTGGTGTCACTGGTGGCCGAGATCAGCACCAACCAACGATTTCTCAAGGTGGCCATTTGCGCGGTTGATACTGCTACACCGGTGTTGGAGATAGCATTAAAATTAAATTGGTATCCTGTGGTGGTGGCCTGGGCTCTTTGATTCAAAAACACATCAGTGCCATTGTTGCTGAATAGTGTGTAATAATTCCACATGGGGGTGTTGTTGGGAGCACCTGTGCCCCAATTGTTGCCCACACGAAACATGGTGCACCATACGCCTTTTCGGGTGGTGGTTCCAGCACCGGTCTGATCCTGGGCAGCATTGGTTGGCGAATTCCATGCAGTGTAAGCATTGGCGCCGCCAGTGGTAAAGTCTAGATAATATCTGGGTGTGACCACAAAATTGGGAGCGGCAGGCACAAGATCTGCAGTCAAGGACATGGTGCTTTTGGCCTGTCCTGGCACACCGGACCAACCTGCCAACAGGGCTGTGCGGCTTGCACCCAACAACATTACACAAACTCCGGTGAAATAGTGGTCAAATACACTGTGCTGTTGGCTATGCGTGTGGCTGTGATTGCAATCATGGTCACTGAGTTGGCTGTGCTGCCCACAGTGCTGGTTCCTGATGCATACTTGATGCTGGCATTGCCTGTGGGCATGGTCACTGTGTAGGGTGTAGCACCTTGTGCCACAATGATGGTCACAGTGTCTGCTTGTTCATCGGTGTTGGTGCCATCACTGAGACTGCTGTTGAAATTCAAAAAGGAGCCAATTGTGACATTGCCTGTGGGTGCCAAATACTGCACTTGACTGTTGGTTTTGCTGATGTCCACAGTGCCAGATGTGGCCAAAGGATATCGATATTCGTTGTAACTTCTCAAACTGCCGATTTGACACTGCGCCACAGCATCATCATTTCTCAAGAAATAATATTCAGAGGCTGCACGCACTGTGTTGGGTATGGCATACCCATATGCGTTGACATTGCTGGCTTGATGAAAACTAAAGAATCTTGTGGGTGCAACTGCGCCGGCATTCACAGTTGATTCAAAACCAATCATGGTATTGGCTGTGCTAGTGGTGTTGAAACTGGGGGCACTCACAAAAGAATACAAGTTGCCAACATTTGAACCTGTGTTTACGGTGGGAAATGCGCCAACAGCGGCCATGCCTGCGGCTGTCACATTGCCCAAGGCCGAAAGATTGCCTACACCACCCAACTGTGGTCCAAAAATAGCACTAGATATCATGTGTGGTGTACTGCCGGTTGTGGCAAATGTATTGGCACCACCCACCACAAGACTACTAGTGATGCCGTTTATGCGTGATGCGGTGTTGGAAACATTGGCGGTCAAAGTTATGTAATTTTGAATGGTCTGGGCACGACCAATGTCATTGGCGCCATGATTGTAACTGTCTGTGAGGGTGAATCTTGAGGCACGACCCGAATTCACTAGATCAAATGCTGGACTTATATTGCCATTGAATCCAGAACCCATGATGATTCTGCCGTTGGATTGATTGACACCACTCACAGTGATAGGAGCATAAGGTATGTCAGTGGCAATGTTGCGACCAATCACAATGTTGCCCACCCCACCTGCGGCTGCAGTATTGCCCAGTATGGTATTGCCACCAAAGTTGACTTCACCTGTAAAGGGTTTTACTGAGACATAGGTGTTGCCTTGAATTTCCATGGTGATGGGCAATTGATTTGCCACATTGCCAATGGCACTGCTGGTCACAGAGATGGCTGTGTTGCTGGCTCGAAGGGCACCGGTTTGGAGATTGGCGCTGATGTTGCTGTTGTTGAATACCACCCAAGTGGCAATCTGGTTAGTGCCATTGGGAATAGACCGCACAGCGGTTGATGAGTTGGCCACTGAAGTTTGAAAGTATGTGGCTCCACCATTGGCAACCACAGTGGTAAAATCTGCTTGAATATACCTGGGATTACCCTGGATGATCAAATTGCCTGAGAGACTCACTGCACCTGAAGAAATCACATTGCCACCTGTGACATTGCCTGTGGTGATCACATTGCTGGTCACATTACCCGATGCCAGATAGTTGGCCACATCAGCATTGCCATATGATGAGGCAATACCAGTCAACAGTGAGCCGTTGCCCACAAAGTAATTGCCCGACACATTGCCTGTGGTGATGATATTGCTGGTCAAGTTGCCACTTGCCAGGTATGTGGCCACATCGGCATTGCTGTAACCTGAAGGCAATCCTGTGAGTTGTGATCCGTTGCCCAGAATGTAGTTGCCTGACACATTGCCAGTGGTGATGATGTTGCTGGTCACTGTGCCACTGGCCAGGTATGTGGCCACATCGGCATTGCTGTAACCCGAAGGCAATCCTGTGAGTTGTGAGCCATTGCCCAGGATATACGAACCTGACACATTGCCTGTTGTGATCACATTGCTGATCACATTACCTGATGCCAAATATGTGGAAACATCAGCGTTGCCATACATGCCGGTGAGTTGAGAGCCATTGCCCAGAATATAATTGCCCGACACATTGCCAGTGGTATTCACATTGCTGGTCACCGTACCTGATGCCAAGTATGTGGACACATCAGCATTGCCATACATGCCGGTGAGTTGTGAGCCGTTACCAATTAGATAATTGCCAGTGATATTGCCAGTGAAATTGCCTGTGTTGCCATACACAGTTGTCCAGCGATTTCCGGGACTGCCCAGATTCAAAGAACTACCGGCATCGGGAACAATATTGATATTGGTACGCCAAGCAGTTTCTGCATTGCTGAACAACCATGCGGCCAAGTAAGGATTGCCTGCTTCAAAACCAGCACCGTCCACATTGGCACCAGTGCTTTGGTTGTTGGCCACTGTGATGATCTTGTCATTGGTGGTAATAACATTACTGTTGATGGTGGTGGTATTGCCCTGCACAGTGAGGTTGCCAGTGATCACTTGATCACCATACACTATTATGTTGGCACTGCTGATGTCATCTGTGAACAAATTGCCTGTCACATGCAAGTTGCCGGTTGTGACATTGCCTGAAGTGCTGATCTCTGTGTTGCCCAGGTTGCCCAAGAATGTGGCCACCGCGGCATTGCCATACATGCCTGTGAGTTGTGAGCCATTGCCCAAGATATAACTACCTGACACATTACCTGTAGTGATGATATTGCTGGTCACATTACCACTTGCCAAGTATGTGGCCACATTGGCATTGCCATAAGTGGCTGGCAAGCCGGTGAGTTGTGATCCGTTGCCCAAGATATACGAACCTGACACATTGCCAGTGGTAATCACATTGCTGGTCAAATTGCCACTTGCTAGATATGTGGCCACATTGGCATTGCCATAAGTGGCAGGTAAGCCTGTGAGTTGTGATCCGTTGCCCAGGAAATAATTACCTGACACATTGCCAGTGGTGATCACATTGCTGGTTAGGTTACCACTGGCCAAATAGTTGGCCACATTGGCATTGCCATACGAGCCCACAATGTTGCCGGCATTGATGTTGGTCAAATAACTGCCATCGCCCACAAAGTAATTGGCTTGCACATAGTTGGCACCCACAATGTTGCCACTCACGCCTGATGTCTGCAACACTGCGGCCTGGATGGTTGCGCTGGCAGTGATGTCTTCGGCAGTGATGTCGCCTGAATATGTGGGCAAGAAAGCGGCCACATTGGCATTTGAATAGGTGCCTGTGAGTTGACTGCCATTACCAATTAGATAATTGCCAGTGATGTTGCCCGTGGCCGAGATTGTGCCTGCTGAGATATTGGCAGTGTTGGTGGGCAAGTAAGCAGCCACATTGGCGTTGCCATACATGCCGGTGAGTTGTGAGCCATTGCCCAGAATATAGTTGCCGGCAATATTGCCCGACACTGACAGTGCTGTGAGCACACCCACACTGGTGATGTTGGCCTGTGCGTTGCCTGTGACTGTGACTGCTGTGTTGGCTGTGCCAGCCACAACACCTGTGAGTCCAGCACCATTGCCCACAAACACACCTGAGGTGGTGATGTTGCCACCTGCTGATATGTATCCATTGGCTAGAATGTTGCCCGAAATGTCAATGTCGTTGCCAATGGGTATGGCATTGCCCGTGGCGTTGTACAGGCCAGTGTTGTTGTTGGCCGGTATGGTTGGTGTGGCGTTGCTGGTTACATATAAACTGGGCATGACCGAGTCCTTTTATTTGATAGAGTAATTTCTAGTACGACGAGGCTGAAATATACTGGTCAAGCGTGTGTGACCACCAGACCATTTGCCTTTGCTGTTTTGATCTTCCACCACATTATAGGCCATGTCAAATTTTTGTTTGTAGATACCAGCATCTTCGGAGTTGTGGCGTTTGACATAGTATTCATGCAAACTGCCATACACATAGCCTTCAGGCCAGGTCTGCAGCACCGGATTGGTCTGCACAGTTTCACCTGGTGTGCCACCTGTGACAGGAGTAAACAACAAGTCCCAGGCACGATAATAGTAAAGATTGATCACAGTGCCTGAGCCAACCCAGGGCAGGAACTGATAGTTTTGACCCACTTCACTGAATTGTCCACGAATCACAGCCGGCACATTCACAGGATTCAATGAGTATTGAGCAATCATGCCCAGGCCAATGATGTCTCGATCACCAATGCGGTCATACACAATCCAAGGTCCTGTGCTGGTGCCATTGGGTTGAGTGCCTGTGTTGCTTTGGTTGAAGAACAATATGGGCTTGTTCATGTCAGCCGGAATGGGCACTTGACCGTAATTGTCGGCCACTGCCAGGCCTGTGCCTGAATAGGGATCATTGCGCAGAGCCGGCAACTCAATGTTTCTCATGGCCAGTTCGGCCAAGAATATGCATTGACGGATCTCATCATCATTGGTGGATCCTGTGAAGTCTCGGAGGTAATCCACTAGTGTGTCAGCATCTGGTATCACAAACATGGTTTAGTGTCCCTTGAAAAATTTGGTTTGGCCTTGTGCTGCCGGATATGGCACCTCTATGGGGATGGGCAGTCGACCACCTGGATAACATATGTATTCAGGATACTCCTGTTGCACCACTCGGTAGAATTGAGCCTTGAGTGTGCGGTCATTTTTGATAGCAGCCCAGGGCATGCCACCAAAGTATTGATCACTGATGCGTATGGCAATCACATCCGGCAGATCCATCCATTTGTAGCCAATTTTGCCATCGGGCATGAGTGGTGCCAGTGGATCAATCCAGCCGGCTTCGGCGCTTTTTCTGTATTCGGCACAACGCAACCGAATATAATCGGTGTTCATTTGCTCGCGTTGGATAAAAAACTTGCCATCTTCACGACCTGTGGTGGTGCGAATGTTGCGGCTGCCATTCCAGCCTGTGGCTTTCCAGTTGCCTTTTCTGGCACGATACAGGTCATTGTTTTTCAACAACTGATCAGCCACGCCATTGTGTGTGGTAATCAAGCCACCTGCATCCTGGCGCAGGTAATCATAGTTGGTTTCGGGGTCGTTGTTGGAGAGATAGTCAGGTGTTGTCATGGTCTTGTATTTATAGTCAAAACAAAAGGCCCGTCAGGGCCTTTTGTGTGATCACAGTGTGAGATCAGTAGGTGTTGGCTGCACGCTTGACCAAAGTGCTGGGTCGTGCTGTGGTAACAGCAGAACCTGTTGTGGTAATGTTGTTGAGCATGCCCACGACAGCAGGGTTGCGCACAATCAATGTGCCTTCCATGATGAACTGGTCCAAACTTGCGTCCGCATTTGAGAACACTTCGTTGTTGGGTCCCAGATCACGCAAAGCGCCCCATTGCAACACTTCTTCGTTCAAGAAGTAGATGGCGTCTTCCACACCTGCAGAATCCATGATCCAAGAATCAAAGATTTCGTATGTGTAGTTAAAGTCACCTTCGTATGTTTGGATTGTGTCACCACGCTCGGCATTCACACGGTTGATAGTCCTGGAAGTTGGGAATGTGTCACTCAGCATGGTACGCAGACTTGTGGGGGCCACAACTGTGCGAATCTTGGCATTGTAACGCTGTTCAGCAACTGTTACCAATTGACGATAGGTAATGGGCGAAAACACCTGGTTGGTGAATGTGCCTGTGTAGAATGTGCTACCATCGCTGTTCATGGTGAAAGTGTTGGCAGTGGCTACTGCACTGTCTGTGCTTTCATTGTTGACATTGGTAGTGATACCCACCAAGTTGCCGCTGGCAGTGTTGAAACTTTGAGTACCAGCAAAAGCACTCAAACTACCCATGCGACGACCAGTTTGACCAGGACCACTCAGGGTGCCGGAGGCATTGCCTGCTTGACCGCCGTACTTGGTACCAATTTGGTCATTGCGAACCAATTGTGTTTCCACATCAAACATGAGTTCGATCAATTGCTTGACTTCTTGGTAGGCCTGTGGATCACCACCCGACTGCATCACAGCACGGGCTGTGCCAGTGGCAGCAACTGTGGTTGCAAAAATTTGAGTGTAGTTGCCCAAATTGTAACGAGTGTTGCTTTCAGCATTGGTCACGCTGACATTGGCGCCTTCTTGCCAGGCTTGAACTTCGGGCAAGCGATAGATATCGTCAGTCCAAAGTGGCAGTGTTGAGTTGACCTTGCGTTTTTTGGTCATGCACATGTTCAACACAGGGGTATCGTCTTTTACACGATTTGATACATCTAGATCTAAGTCTTTGACAACGATGTCGGCGCCATACGCGGTAGTACCGTTACCAATTTGACTTGTTGTAATTATTGCCATGATAATCTCCTTTTGGTTATTTAGTGGCTAATTCAACCACCTGCCCTGGCTGATCTAATTTGTTTTAGTCTAGCAGTCAGCAGGTTGTCTGCGGCCTGAATTCCTTCACGGCCACCTTTCTTGGCTTGTTCACGCAGTCGCTCGATTGATTGTTCTTGTGTTCGCGGAGCAGCGGTGCCTGTGCGGCGTGTGAGTGCAGCAATGCTGCCTCCTGCGCTCTTGGCAGTGGGACGATCGCGAAATTTCAAACCATCTCTTATCAAACTCAATATGTGCTCGTCACTGGTGATGAGATCAATGTTGGGCACACCCGGAATCAGTTCACCTCGTGCACTGGACCAGTCGCGTGAGATCTTGTCGCGCAGTTCTTTGAACACAAACTCATTGCGGAGTTCGCGGTCCTTGAAGTTCTGGCGATTTTGATCAATCACTTGGCTGACCTGTTGTTGGCGCATTTGGCGGAATTGATCCACAGCAGGTTTTAATTGAGCAATTTGCTGACTCTGCTGCTGGATGTAGCGTTCATTTTGTTCCATGCTGGCCTGGATTCTGGCACGCTGTGCAGCATCCTGGGTTTGAGCCAGTTGTTGAGCAAATGTGGTTTGATAACCTTGGGTTCGTACAATTTCATCATAGGCCTGGCGCAACTGTGGTTGCACAGTGAACTCCATGGCCAAGGTCAATCCTTCCTGCCGAGCCTGTTGAGTCTTTTGGTACTCTTCAAACTCGCTCTTTTGAATTTTCAATTGTCGGGCTTCTTCGTGTATAGCACTGCCTTGACCTAGAATCGCGGCTGCTTTCTTTGCGTCGATCACAATTTCCTCACCGTTGCGCATGAATCGAAATTTAGCGTTGGGGTTGGAGTCTGCAAATTCCACAAAGTCAATCAGTTCGTCTGCTGTGGTATCAGAGGTGGCCTCAGTGCTTACCTCTTCAGGGGCATCTGCGGGTTCTACTGACAGCACAGGATCCAAATCGGGTACAGGGCTATCTTCTGGCACAGTGGTATCACTGGTGGGTGCCACAGGGTCCTGGGAACCGGCCGGCTCCTGAGATCCTGTTGCAGCATCCGTGGTAGAGCGAAGTTGATTACGCATGGTCTGTTGAGTCATTGCGGTCATCTTGGCTGCTATATCCTCCAGGCTGGGCGCTGCTGGTGTGACATTGGCCGCGCTGTCAGCGTTAGGCGTATCAGGTGTTGTCATGGGTTGTTTTCCTTGGGTTGATGCGTGGGCTCATTTCTGTGAGTTACCACACGATTTCCATAATACACTGCTGTTTTCAGCAGGGTTACGAAACTGTCGATGCCGGTGAGTTGATTTGACAGTGCAACTCTGCGGCTGTTGTCGTCGGGTGAGTGGCCAATGACCTCGCTCAATTGATCCGCTAGACTGAATTTGAATTGATGTATGAACATGGCCAAGTCTCGATTGTTCAAGAGATCTTGAGCCTGTTGTGCTTGAGCAATCACTCGATCACCCTGCGCAGGTGACAGCGTGCGAATGTTGTTCAAGTTGGCTGTGAGCCGAGTATTGTAAGCATCAATGGCGTCTTGTGTTATCATGTTATGAATATACCTTGGGGTCGCCGGCGGCCATGCTCATGAAGTCCAATTGACTTTCAGCGTCTTGGCCCGCCACTTCGGCAGTGATCTGCTGTGCACGGGCTTGGTTCAGTTGTGCTTGGCTCAAGTTCTTCTGATCTTCCGGACTTGGCTCACGGCCTTGTTGTGCTGCTTGTCCTTGAGAGATCATTTGTAGAACTTCGTCATCAGTAGGCAAATATGTATCGCAGTCTTTTACACCCAACACATAAAGAGTGTCTTCGAATGGTCGTTTGACTTTGCGATACATTTCGGGAGTGAGTGTGCCGGCTTGAACCATGCCCTGTACCATTTGATACAGATCGATCTGAGCCTTTTGTATGAACTGTTGACGCTGCAATTGGTTTTCTTCGCTCATCATGCCCACGGCCAATTCAATGTGCATGAGTTTGCGTTCACAGAAATTCATGTCATCCCAGGCTTGGGCGTCCAGGAACACAGGTTCACGATCAGGGTGATACATCTGTGCCAGTCTACGCACACCATAGTCATCACCGTATTGAATCAAGGTACGCCACACCAACCAAATGGCTTCTTTGAGACCATCTGAGGCATTGCGCACTGCGTTGTCTTGAATGATTTGATTGGGACCCAGAGCCATTTGCAGTTTTATACCGGAATTGCCTGCTGCCATGACTTGGGGATTGAACACATCTTGTGGTGTGGTCATGCCAATGATGGCCTGTGTGTCCTGCTGCATGCGAGTCATGGCATTGTCCACAAAGCCAATGTTGCCAGCAGGAGGTGGCATGGGGTAGATGTCGGTGGCAGGATCAAACTTGGAGTCCAACAAGAATATGGCTGCTTCGCCATCCTGCATCATTTCAAAGTCCACCTTGTCGGCCTTGACGCCCATTCTGGGTGTGGCTGTGAGCAAGCCCAGCAAGATTTCGGCACGATGGCCCGCTGTCATGTATTCCTGCATGGGCACCACGCTTTCTGCAATGCTCATGCCGTAAAAGTTGCCGGGCAAGGGCTTGGGACACATGTTGGCCACAGGAATGAATTCCACTTCGCGTGCGCTGATGATGTAACTGCCGGAGAATATGATTTCAATCAGTTCCAGGTCACCATCACCGTCAATGTCGTAACGATCCCACACAGTGAGAATGGTGACCTGGCGTGAATCTGGGTCTGCACCCACACCCGACTCCACAGGAATACCCATCACAGGCACTGAGTCTCGGGCATGAATGGCCAAGTTGTTGAGCACTGATCCTGCTTGGTAGGCACCGTTTTGGTTGTACTCGGCATGTTCTCTGAATTCTTCCAGGTGATCCTGGATTTGTGGATACAGGCCCACTGCTTCTTGAATGCTCATGGGATCATAGAAACCACAAAAGGCCTGGTCACGCATTTGCTGCACAGTGGGATCACAGATCCAGTAGTGCTGTGCAATGTTTCTGAATCGAACTTGTAGACTGTAACCTGTGAGTTTGTATTTGGCCGAATAAATGGTGTTGCGAGCAATTGCTTCGTCCAGCATGTCGCGTTGATCCTGGTTGCCTTGTTAGATCGGAAGAGCGT